TACTAGATCACTTTTCTGAAAGAATGTCTTACGATGATTTTGATTCTATTGTTGTAGGACATACACATAAGGTGTATAAAGGCATAGTCTCTAGTAAACTTTTAATAGAGCAAGGCGCTATGGCCCATAAACTTCCTTATCAATTTCAACCAGATTTACGTTTTAAAAACGCTATGAATGGTTATGCCGTCATATACCAAGATTCAAACGGAAACACTAATTATAACGACTCTCAACCCTATTATATAGGCTCACACTTACCTACAAAGAAAGGCATATTATAATGTCAGAGCAAACACAGAATAACCAATCAGATGCTGCTAGCCTCCTTCCTGAAGAAATGAAGGACAAGCCAGTCCCACTCAACTTTTTAATTACAATTGCTGATGCTTTAGAAAGTAGAATCGATTACAACTTTAATAGTCTTATTCAAATATCAATGTTAGTAGAATATATTCATACTAAACTTGCAGAAAAAGGAATTGATATTGAACTAGATGATGAGTTTAAAACTTTTCAAGAAAATCGCTTAACAGAAATTCAAGCAGAATTTGAAGCAATAAAAAGTAAAGTGGATCCTGACAAAGTAGCAGAAGACTTATTAAAAGATTCAGTAGACCTAGAGGATGATTAAAATAAATGACTTTTTCTTTTATAGAAACAATAACAGATCAGCTTAATAGAAATGATCTTAATGAACAAAAAGCGCCAACTCTTTGGCCAAGTGCAGCTACTGCTTTAAAAGATGATCAAGTAATTGGTAAATGCAGAAGACAAGCCTACTATCGTTACCTTATTGATTCTTATGAATTCAGCGAAGATTATGATGATAGAAAAGAACTTGTAGAAAAATTAATAAAACAAAAAATACCTCCATCAAAGTATCTTAAATGGATATGGAGAGCAGGTGAACTTTATGAGCAGTACTGCATTGATCTTTCTAAAGAAGCTGGCGTTTATGTTGGAACTCAAGTTTCAGTTTATATTCCTAAAGTAAACGTTTCGGGCAAAATTGATTTAATAGTAATTAATCCTGAAACTGATAATTATCAAATCGTAGAAGTAAAATCTGTATATGGATTTAATGCCAACTCAGTTATGGGAACAGATTCTCAACGTAAAAAAGGGATTCTAGGCCAACCTAGAGATTCACATTTAATGCAACTCGGTATTTATCAATGGTGGTACGGCAACCCTAGAAATTTTGATCCTGGACTTCTTGTCTATGGAGCAAGAGATACTGGTAAATTTGCAGAGTATTTAGTAACTGTAGAAACGTGCGAAGATGGAGAAGACTATATTTTTTATCAAGGAAATGCTCCTTGTGTCACTGAAAAGGTTAACTCTGGTATTTCTATGCAAAGCATTATGAGAAGCTATAAATCTATTTTAGATGCTTTAGAAAATAATCAAGTCCCAGATCCAGACTATTGTTTAGAATATACTGAAGAAATGATTGACGACCTCTATCAAAAAGATCTTTTAAATAAGACAGATAAAGCTCAATACGAAAAACGAAAACAACAACTAGAAGAAGGCAAGAAAAGAGTTGTCAAGCCTGTAGAAAAAGGAGATTGGCAATGCAAGTTTTGCGATTATCAAAACACTTGTAACGAAAAATAATTTATGACCAACATTTACGAAAATAATTTAAAATTATTCACATCTTCAATTCAGCTTACTGCGAATGATGTTTTATTAGAACCAACTAAAGGAATATTAGCATCAAGAAAAGATGCAAATTTAAATGCAACCTTTCTTTACAGCTCTCCTATGGATACTGTTACTGGATTAAACCTTTCTCAAGCTTTATTAAACGAAAATCAAGCACCAGTTTTTTGTAGATTTTCTTCTGATGAAGAAAAACACGAATCTTTAACTATGTTTCATAAAGAAAAAAACTTTTGGTTTTCTGTAGGCGCTTCAGAAGAAGACTATCAAGCCTTAAAATATTTTTTCTCAGACAAAAAGTCTAGTGTAAACATTTCTGTAGATGTTGCTCACGGAGATACACTCCATATGCATAAAATTTACAAGATGTACAATGAAGCTTCTTGGTGTAGGAATTTAATGTCAGGAACAATAGCCACTTCTGCTTCTGCTTTTAATGTTATGAGAGCTGGCTGCACTCACATTCGAGTCGGAATAGGCCCAGGTAGTGCATGCTCTACTCGTATTGTAACTGGATGTGGCGTTCCAAATTTATCTGCAGTTTTTGATGTGTGGTCTTCTTTTCAAGATTATCCCAATCAAATTAGGCCTGTCATCATAGCTGATGGAGGCATTAAAACAACTGGAGATATTGTTAAATATCTTTCTGCTGGAGCAGATGCAGTTATGATTGGAAACTTATTTTCTAAATGTATCGAAAGCTCTGGTTGGAAAACAAACAAAATTAAAAAACTAATAAATGTCCTTACATTTAATATTATGTGCAAAAATTATTTGTACAAGCAGTATCGAGGGCAAGCTTCAAAAGATTTTCAAATTTTTCATAAAGGTTATGTTTCCGGAACTCCTGAAGGAGTTTCAGGCAAAATCCAATACCCTACCAACAATGTAAATAATTTTCTTAAAACTTCTAAAGCTGCAGTTTCTTCTGCTTTAAGTTATTTAGGATTAAAAGATATTAATCATCTTAACCCTCAAAAAGTTAAATTTATAAGAATAAGCTCAGCTTCATATGAAGAAAGCAAACCTCACTTATTAAATAAGGAATAATATGTATATAACCGATATCGACGAAGTTGTTTCTTTGCTTCGTAGTAAATTACCAGAGTACCTATCAATTAAATTAAAATTAGATTTATCTACAACAAAAAAAATAAAATGCTTTGTTCATGAAGATGATACTCCAAGCATGCATTTAAACCCCAAAACAGATTATGAAACTGTTAAGTGTTTTGGCTGTGGATTCCACGGCGATATTTTTACATGCGCAAACGAATTAGAAGACTTGCCACTTAACGGTCCAGAATGGATGACAGTAACTATTCCAAGCCTTTGCAAAACATTAAATATAAATTATTCTCCTGGCTCCTTAACAGCACAAGATAAAGAAAGAATAAATTTATTTAAAATTGCCCAAGACATTTCAGACATTTTAGGTTCATTATCATTGAATGACAATGACTATGCAGCTGATAGAAATTGGATACAATCTTTTGTCCCTATTGGCTCTATTGATTCAAATGTTTTAACAGAAAAATTAATGCAAAAAGGTTGGGACAGTTCTTATATCGCGTCTACAAACTTAATTAAAACTAGGTACAGTAGTTATTTTGGCGAAGATAAAATTACATTTCCAATCAAAGACCATGCTAAAAGAACATTAGGCTTTATTTGTCGAAACTTAAATTATCAAGAAGATGGATTACCTAAATATATCAATACTCCTGAATCTTTGATATACAAAAAGAATCAAAGTTTAATGGGTATTGATATTGCTTATAGAGACGCAAAAAAATATGGACTGTACATAGTAGAAGGTCCTGGCGACCTTATGCAATTGTATCGTTTAGGAATTAAAAATGCTGTTGCAGTTTGTGGTACTGCTTTTACAGAAAATCATTTACTCTATTTAAAACAGATTGGCATTAGAAAACTTTATTTAAACTTTGATTGGGATCAAGCAGGTTATGCTGCTACTCATAGAGTTTTAGAAAATATTTTAAAGTCTACTTCTGGATTTTCTGTATATGTAGTATCTGCTCCTGAAGATTCAAATGTTAAAGATGTTGATGATTATTTAAAAGACAAAGAAGACGCAATTTCTTATTTAGAATTAGAAAAAATTTCAGCTTTCAACTGGCAACTACAAAGTTTTTCTGATTGCGATACTCCAGATGTTATTTGCAGCAAGATGGTTCCTATCATTGCAGCTGAAGAAACAGGAGTAAAAAGAGAACTCCTTATAAAGGAATTAGGTCAATTTACGACTGTGTCTACTGCTAGTATTTCTGCAGATGTTAACGCTATTAGAAATAATAAATTTTCAGAAAAAATAGAAAAAACTAAATCTGCTGCAGAAGCTTATATTAAAAATGTAGAACAAGACCCTGATAATATTCGCACTCATATGGCTTCTCATGAACAAGCAATTGAAAATATTGAGAAAGAATTTAAAACAGATAGCATCGGTATAAATTACCAATTAGCCAGATTTGATGCTATTCAAGAGCTTAGAGCAAACTCATCAGAAGATGAATCCGCAGCAAGCTTTAAAATGAATTATTTTAATATTTTTTCAGAAAACATGAATGGTGGCATGAGCTGGGCTAGTGGTGCGTTAATGTATGTTGGCGGACGTGCTAACTCTGGTAAAACCGCTACTTGTTTAATGATAGGCACAGACATAGCTATGAGCGACGACAATGCAATTGTTATTATTCATAGCACTGACGATTCATACGAACAAATAGAACCTAGAATTAAAACTAATATTTATAGAATGTTTAACCCTGAAGGTCCAAAACTTACTATAGGTATGGTTGTTCAACCTAACTTAAATCTTAAGGGCAAGGATCAAAATTATTTTGATGCTTGGGAAAAAGCAAATACTTTATTCAAAGATTTAATTGAACAAGAACGTTTAGTAATTATAGATTCTGAAGACGGTGCCACTCTTTCTACTTTAGAAAGAAATCTACGTTATTATAGAACTAGATATCCTGATAGAAAAATCATGATGATTTGCGATAATACGCACAATTATCTAGACTTTATGAATATGGAACAATCGTCTAGAATGACTATGATTTCTAATCAACAAAAGAATCTTACTGTTAAATATCATGCTTGTATGATAGCAACTGCAGAGTATCGGAAGAATATGCCTATGGATCATAGCAAAATGAAACTGCCTGTTGATGACGACCTTGCAGACGCACGTGCACTGATGTACAGACCTAATGTTATTTTTCATGTTTATAATGACATGCATGACCGTAAAGAGCATGCTGAAATCTTTTGGAAAGATGAAGATAATATCATTAGACCTAGACTTTTATTACACTTCACAAAAAATAAAATATCTGGATTTAAAGACAAGCTTGTATTAGACTTAGATCCACACACTGTTTCTCTTACTCCTGTTTCGACAGAAAGTGCGCTTGAGGAAGCGCATTCATACGTTGATCTTAAGAAATCAGGCTATGTGCAAAGTGATGGCAAACAAGTCAAATACATTGTAGCGAATGAATATGAGGATTAATATGTCAAAAAATACAGATTTAGGTATTTATATTAAAAAAACAAAAAAATTTTACTATCTTGAATATGGTGAAAATTATGTAAGGAATACTTTAGATAGAATCAAAAAAACTTTAATGCAAAGAAACGAAATAACAAATATGCCTACTCAAATGAATAGAGAAGTTCAATATGAAGTTATAAGTTATAAAGATGCTTTAGATTCTGATCTAGAAATGATTCCTATCTATATATCAAAACATATTCAAAATACATTTCAATCTAAAACAAAGAAAACTGAAAAAGGTAATTTTAAATGAATCAATTAAAAGAATTTTACATTGCCATAATAGCAGCTATATTTGTTGTTGGACTAATACTTGGAGCATTGTTGTTTTCTTTTTTTGTTGAAGAATGTAAAACTAGACAACAATTATGCATTGCTGATATTCAACAAAACAAATCTTTAAAACAAACCTTATCAACTCAAGAGCTTGCATGCACACGCAAAATAGATGAAGTAGTAAAAGTTACATTGAAAAATGCTAAAGACAATTTC